CGGAATGGGTATTAATCAACGAATCTCAGGAAGTCGTAAGTCTGACTCAAAGTTTGAAAATACCTTGGTAATTGTAAACCAACCTTGGGTTGAGTTACCCGACAATCCATTTGGACAACCAAAAATTAAAGCAAAAGGTGGTGAGGCGATTTGGTTAAACTCATCTTTAGTTTTCTTATTTGGAAATCAAAAAGGCGCGGGTACTACTAAAATTACCGCAACTAAAGACAAAAGAACTATTAAGTTCGCGTCAAGAACTAAGGTGTCTGTTATGAAAAACCACATTAATGGTTTAGGTTATGAAGATGGTAAAATCATTGTAACCCCTCACGGTTTTATTGCTGGAAAAGAAGCGTCAGAAGAAAAGGCCTCTATTGAGAAATACAAAAAAGAATATGCTGACTATTGGAAAGAGATTATTGGAACCGATGGTGATTTTGATTTAACAGAAGAAAAACAGTCGTAACCATATAAATAAAACTAAGTGACTAAAACATTATTAGTTGACGGTAACAATTTACTAAAAATAGGGTTTCACGGGGTAAAAGATTTTTACCACAAAGGAGAACACGTTGGAGGTATTTGGCACTTTATCAATACCTTACGTAAATTCATAGAAAAATATAACTACGATAAAGTGGTTGTATTTTGGGATGGTGAAAGTAGTTCATCCGCAAGAAAATTAATATATCCACAATACAAGGAAAATCGACATTTAGAACCGAATGAGTTTAAACAAGATTCTTTTACTAAACAGAAAGAAAGAGTTAAACAATATTTGGAAGAGATGTTCGTACGACAGATAGACATTGACAATAACGAGGCGGATGATTTAATTGCCTATTACTGTCAAGTGTCTCCTGACGAAAATAAGACAATATTTTCAGGGGATAGGGACTTAACACAATTAATATCAGAACGTGTCTCTATCTACTCCCCAAACACTAAGACAATGTATCAGAATGGTGATAAGATTAAAATTTATCATTATGAATTTCCACATCAAAATATTAAGACTTATAAAATATTATCGGGAGATAAATCCGACAACATAGACGGTATCTATTACTTGGGAGAGAAAACTTTGGTTAAATTATTTCCTGAGCTACTTGAAAGTACGGTAAATGTTTCCGATATTTTAACAAAGGCTCAAACGTTATTTGAAACGGACAAAAACAATACCGCATTAAATAACTTATTGACAGGGAAAACAAAAACAGGGATTTATGGAAATGAATTCTTTGAGATAAATGAAAAAATCGTAGATTTGTCAAACCCTTTAATAACAGATGAGGCTAAAGAATTGGTTGAATTATATTATCGAGAAAGTTTAGACCCTGACGGTCGGGGGTATAAAAACTTGATGAAGAAGATGATGGAAGACGGACTTTTCAAATACCTACCAAATGCAGATGACGCTTGGATAAACTTCTTAACTCCGTTTATGAAACTAACGAGAAAAGAAAAAAGAAATTACAATACAAATAAATAAAACAAAAAATGAGAGAACAAGACATCACCAAGATGGAGTTTTTATTAACTCTAAATGACAGAATCATCGTTCAACGATTCTACAATGTTAAAGGGTTTAACCCAAGGGCTAAAAACTCTTTAGAGTTGACAGAGTTTATTAAAGACGTTAAAAATGATTTAAGTTACGACTTAAAAATGAGAACAGTGACTTATATGGTTGATAATATGAACCAAATAATTGAAGACGAAAACGTCTTAAACACATCAATGACCAGCGATGCTGAAAACTTCAACCTATTCATTAAGGTCGGAGATGAGACAATTTGTCATAGACAGTTTAACGCTAAAGTATACCCTCCAAAGGTAAGATATACCGTTGACGTACGTCCATACCTAAAAAATATACTAAAGGGTTTGACTGACATTTTTTCATACGAAAATTTAACTTACGAATATATGGGCCTTCCACTTGAGGTATAGTATTTATCAATTACACAAACAATTTAGAGTATGAATTCAGGCAAAAATTTTAATTATTTAGGGGAGACTTTCCAAATACAACTTCTTAATCAAATCATCATTGACAAAGAATTCGCTCGCTCAATTATCGATGTTATTGAACTAAATTATTTCGAAAACAAGTATTTTAAATTAATCATTCAAATGATTAAGGAGTACTATAAGAAATACGAATCAAGTCCATCCTTTGAAACTTTAAACCAAATTGCCAAATCTGAAATACAACAAGAATTGGCTGCCAGAATGGTATTAGATATGGTTTCTAAAGTACAAGAGGCACCTCTTGAGGGATGTACTTATGTACAAGAAAAGGCATTAAAATTCTGTAAACAACAAGAGTTACAGAAAGTTATGACTAAGGCTCAAAAAATTATTGATGGTGGAGAGTTCGAAAACTACGACACACTTGAAGAGATGGTTAGTAAGGCGTTACAAGTCGGGGAGATTGATAAAGGAACAGAGGACGTTTTTCATAATTTAGACGAGGTTCTAAATGATGATTATAGACACCCAATCCCTATGGGAATTCCAGGTATTGATAGACTACTTAAAGGTGGTCTTGCGAAAGGGGAACTCGGTGTTATTTTAGCACCAACAGGTGTAGGAAAATCTACATTACTAACAAAAATTGCTAATCACGGTTTTAATCTTGGTTACAATATATTACAAATATTCTTTGAGGATAATCCAAAGATTATTCAAAGAAAACATTTTACACTTTGGACGGGAATATCTCCTGACAATTTGCAAACACAAAAAGAGGAGGTAATGGCAAAAATTACTGAAATTAAGGAGACTATGTCAAATAAGTTAACCCTTAAGAAATTACCTTCAGATACTTTAACTATGATGCAAATTAAAAGTCAAGTTAGAAAAATGATTGCCGAGGGAAATAAGATTGATATGATTCTTTTAGATTATATTGATTGTGTAGTCCCTGATAAAAATCTTGGAGATGAATGGAAGAGTGAGGGTTCGGTTATGAGAGGTTTTGAATCAATGTGCCACGAGTTGAACCTTGTTGGATGGACTGCAACACAAGGAAACCGTTCTTCGATTTCGTCAGAAGTGGTTACTACTGACCAAATGGGAGGGTCAATTAAAAAGGCTCAAGTTGGACACGTTATCATTTCCGTGGCTAAGACATTACAACAGAAAGAAATGAAACTAGCAACTATTGCAATTACTAAATCTCGTATTGGTTCTGACGGTGTTGTATTTGAAAATTGTAAATTTGATAACGAACTTATTGAGATTGATACTGAAAGTTCTGTTACATTTTTAGGGTTTGAAGAACAAAAAGAAGAAAAACAAAGAGATAGAGTAAAAGAACTCTTGGAAAAAAGAAAAGAGAGAGAAAAAAACAAACAATCTTAAATAAAAAAATTAATTACTATGGAAAAAATATTGGTTGAAAATCCCAACAGGTTTGTCATCTTCCCAATTGAACACAATGATATATGGGAGTTTTATAAACAACACCAAGCTGCCTTTTGGACGGCTGAAGAGGTGGACTTATCCAACGACATCAGAGATTGGGAAAACCTATCTGATAATGAAAGATATTTTCTTAAAAACATATTAGCGTTCTTTGCAGCGTCTGATGGTATTGTAAATGAAAATCTTGCTGAGAATTTCTTAAAAGAGGTTCAATATGCTGAGGCTAAGTTCTTTTATGGGTTTCAAATTATGATGGAGAATATTCACTCTTTAATGTATTCATTATTAATTGATACTTACGTATCAAATGAGGATGAAAAAGATGAATGTTTTCACGCGATTGATAGATTACCTGCGGTTCAAAAGAAGGCTAAATGGGCTCTTGATTGGATTGAGAACGCTTCTTTCCAAGAAAGATTGGTTGCTTTCGCAGCGGTTGAGGGTATCTTCTTCTCAGGCTCATTCTGTTCAATCTTTTGGTTAAAATCAAGAGGAATCTTACAAGGATTATGTAACGCAAATAGTCTAATATTCAAAGATGAAAACTTACATTGTGATTTTGCGATTCATTTATTGAATAATCACATTGAAAACAAACCAAGTG